TTCGCACACCTGCTGGCGGCTTCATCTTAGCGTTCACCACTGACGAACCTGCTCGCGCCGAAGGTCATCACGCAACGGCTTTGTCTCCGTTACTGATCATCGTTGACGAGGCAAAAAGCGTTGAGCCAGAGATCTTCGCTGCGTTGGATCGGTGCACCTATAACGTACTGCTTTACATCAGCTCGCCCGGAATCAAAGCTGGCCGCTTTTACGAAGCGTTTACCACGCATCGGGAGCAGTTCATTCTGTTGCAACAGATCGGTTTGACCGATTGCCCGCATATTTCCAAGGAGCGCATTCAGGATGTCATCGACACTTACGGCGAGGATAAGCCGTTCACGCGCAGCACTTTGTACGGCGAGTTCATGGATCAGCTTGAGGGTCAGCCGATGATGTTCGATTTCGGTGTTCTCATGAACACCATCAACAATCCGCCACATGCCCGGATCAGTCGGCACGAGTACGCTGCTTTCTGTGACTTTGCTGCCGGCCGCGATGAGAATTGTCTAGCGATTAGATCGGGTAATAAGCTGCTCGAGCTGGAAGCTTGGCGCGAGAAGGATACGGTAGCTGCTACTGGCAAGTTCATCATTCTATTTCGCAAGTACAATCTGAGAGCGAACCAGATCTGGGGAGACGGCGGCGGTGTTGGGCACGCCATGTGCGATATGCTCGATGCTGCCGGCTGGTCGATTAACCGTTTTGATTTTGGCGCCAAAGCGCACAACGAAGCGTTGTATGTTTCCCGGGGTGCCGAGCTCTGGGATATGCTCGCGATGCGGGTCAAGAAAGGCGAGATCGTTCTGATCAATGATCCCATGCTGATCAGCCAGTTGACTACGCGCAAGATGCTTTACGATGCCCGCGGCCGGATCAAGCTGCAGGATAAAGAGGATATGCGCAAAGAAGGGCTCAAGTCGCCCGATAGAGCTGACGCGGTGATTGGCGCTTTCGCGCACGGAATCCAGAGCTTCGCCCAGTATGCGAAGCGAACACGCGATCCTTGGGAAGAGCTCACTGATGCTTACGAAGGTTTTGATCGTGAGCAACTGCGTAGCGGCGAACTGGGCGCAAGCAGAGGCGAACTCGAGGACTTAGGATCTTGGACAGGGTGAGGGTTAATAATTGTCACGATTTTGTTGCGTGCGTTGAGCGCTGGAATCTGCGAGAATCGGCGCCGCTATGAAAAAACTTATTGCAGCTCTATGGCTGCTTTTGGCGGGCGCTGGTTTCGCCAGTGCGTTTGATACCAGTCAGAGCGTGAATGCAACACCAATCACCGCCGTGCCGTTTGTGATCAGCGCGTCGGGTAATTATTTCTTACCAGCCGATCTCAGTGTTGCTACCGGCACGGGCATTACGGTCAACGCCGATCAGGTGGTCATTGACCTCAATGGACGCTCGCTCAATTCGACTGGCGGCTCGACCGCAATCGCAGTTACAGATCACAGCGAGGTTACTATCCAGAATGGCGATATCGACGGATTCAGCACAGCCGGCACCTATGGAATTGTGCTCAACAGGTCTGCCAGTGGCCATAACCAGAAAAACAAAGTCATTAACGTAAACTTCAACAATGACTATCTCGGAATCGCCATTGTCGAGGGCTCTATTGATCTGGTTGAACACTGCAATTTTGATGGGGGTTTTGTCGGTATTTACGACCTCCAAGCCGATGGCGGCGACCGGTTCCAGGCCAATAACTCGCAGAACCAGACCTTCGGCATTATCTCGGCTTCATCGCCATCTTCGGGTAATCTGATCGAAGACTGTCTGTTCGCCAATGAGACGGCAGCCGGTTTTTTTGCGGCTAATGCTGACGATAAATTCCGGTTGAACACGGCGGTCAACGGGACACTGAACATTGGCGGAAAGCTTCTCGGATTCTAGGACATGTTCCCCATGGAACGGGTATGGGTACTTAGCATAGCTTGGGCGCTACTGGCTGCTTGCGGGCAGCCTCCAGCTGCTTTGGTGAAACAAGCGGAGGCAACGCCAGCTCCGACAGCACAGCAGCAGGATTTTAGCGGTGTTCAAACGAACACTGATGTTCAAACGAGCACTGAAACCGCAGCGCCTGCGCCATCTGACACGTTACCGCCGCCGCCGCAGTTCAGGCGCCCCGAGGCGCAAGCGGCATTTGAAACTTATCTGGAAAGATATCGCCAACTCATGATGCCCTTACCAGTTCCCACAACAGCGGTAATCGATCGGAGTCAGATTCAGGCTTCTTTGCAGGCGATCGGACAGGCGGCAATCGCAGTCAAACAAGCTGAGAGTAACCTCACAGCGATTTTAAAACCAAACGAACTGCGGCAATTCAGGGCCTACCAAAACCAGCTGGCTAATCCTTGAGAATAATGTTTGCGGTTCTCCTTTTTTCCCTGGTCGCCGCAATGCTGTTGTGCCTGGCAGTCTTAGGATTCTTCCTGGACTGGCTTAGCCGGCTGGAAGAGCCAGACGATGACTACCGCAAGTGGCCGGGGACATGAAAAAACTCACCATTCTGACGACCGCGACTCAACAAATCGCCGTGATCGATGTAGCGAACCTTCTGTGCGCGGTCCCGCCCCGGACCTATCGGTATCGATTTTACCCGCATTGCCTCAGATTTGTTAGCATACTGGCGCTGCTCATCATCTGCAGCGCTGATGTCGCCAAGGCCTGGACTGGCAGCGTCAAGTTCTTCGGCGCAGCGATAAATGCCGGCACTGATCCCAACCAGACTTATAAGGCTGGCGTACCTTTTGATCGTTACTTTAACGGGTTTACCGAGGACGCCTCGATGGGCATGGTCCAACTCGAGCCCTCCGGCCCAAGTTTTAGCGGCGGCACATTGCCGGGATCTATCGCCAACTACAATTACGCTAAAAGTAAAGGGTTCCCATACCGGTGGAATTCGGCGCTGTACCGAGATCCCTCCGAGGGAGCGGGATTACCTCAATGGTTTGCTAACAGCTCACAGCCATTGACCGATTGGAAAGCTTTTCTGGCCGGAGTCGCCGCCGCCATGCCGAACATCGATCAGATCGAAGTCTACAACGAACCCATCCACACGTCGCCTCCGGCAAATATCAAGGCCGCTTTGGGTGGCGACGGCACTACCGGCTGGGACTGGTTAATCAACGCCTTTAAGATTGTCAGAACCTTCTGGCCTAATGCCAGCTTGGGCGTCAACGAGTGGGCGACCGAGGTTCAGGGCGATTCGGCGCGTGGAGGTTATATCGACTTACTGCAAAAGTTGCAATCGGCTGGACTCCTTGAGTGGTATGGGCTCCAAGGTTATTTCGGTAATGGCTTTCCCGATCGTCCCACAACCGATCAACTCTCGGCTGGCCTGGATGATCTTGCGACGCAAGTTCCCGGTATTCCGATCTACTTCACAGAACTCAGCTTTCAGGATAGTGATCAACAAGCGCAACTGGCCGGATATCAGCAGATCATTCCGGCGATCATGAACAATTCTCATGTCTCCGGTGTGGCGATCTACAACCCGGACTATACGGGTGCCGCCTTTGGCTCGCCTGCCATGAACTGGCTAATTGCCAATGTCCCATTGCCTTTTACCGGTTCTGGCGCGCCAACACCTTCACCAACACCAAGTCCAACTGTCTCACCAACTCCAACGCCGACGCCCTCTGCGACTCCAGATCCAACACCTTCACCGACGCCAAGTCCAACTCCATCGCCAACGATATCGCCAACGATATCGCCAACGCCAACTCCTGTTGAAGTTTCTCCAACACCAACTCCGGAGTCGACGCCGACGCCGACGCCAGATTCGACCCCGCGGGGGCATCATCGACATCACTTTGATTTTGAGGATTTTCTTTCATTGTGGGAACAATTCATCCAATGGCTGGAATCACGTTAGCGCAAGTTCTGAATTGCAAACTGGTGCCTCCCAGGCGTATACAGCGCTATGAGCAATGATGTCTCACCTCTTGCTACTTGGGCTCCCGGCGCCACTATTCCTGTCGCCACCGCATTGAGCGCTCTCATCCCAGGAATGTTCCAAATTTCGGGTTCCTTACCGATAGCTAATCTGGTTTGTACGGTTCTAGATCCGGTCACGCTCCAGTTCGGCTGGGGTTCTGCCAACGCGAGCCATGTCGTCGCTAGGTTCGTCGTACGGCCTGTGCGACCGGACACTATCACGCTCTAAATTTCGCATTTATGAGCACAGTACGTCTAGTGCCCGGTACGGCTTTACCAGGCACTACTACTTTGGCAGAATTGATCGATCAGGTTTATCCCACCCGAAGTCCGGACTTGGACAGTGGCAGCGCAACCTTTGTCCTGGTTTCGCCACAGGTGATTTCCGCGCGCTGGAATGGCTCCGACAGTTTGATCAATATCGCGCTAAGCCGGCGCATGGTCGGCCCGGACCTGATTAGTCTTGATCCGCTGCCAACTCTTGTTTCGTTGACGCCCAATACGGGACTGGCTAACACCGCGGTGACTATTGCCCTAAACGGGACGAATTTTGATCCAGACGCGATCGTGATGTTCGGCACCGCTTGGGTGACTCCATCTTCGCCGCCTACATCGACCGATATGAGCGTGGACATTGGCGCCGTTGCCCTAGCTCAACCGGGCACAATTATGGTTATGGTGCGTGACTCTAGCGGCTTGGATAGTAACTCATTGCCCTTCACGGCAACCTAGAGAAAGAAAAGAAAGGTTAAAATATGAGCAACGGAGAAGATCAGATTCAGCAACAGGATCAACAACCCGAACAACAGGTGGTTACCGTCGGAGCGGCGATTCCAGGCACGACCACAATCGATGCGATATTCACCGCGATTTACGGCACACGCTCAGCAGCGCTGACACCGAACACCTACCGGTACAGCGATTGGAACCAGGTGCAGTGTTATTTTCCCGATAATTCCATGATTGTCGCCAGATTCGAAGCGAGACAGTTTTACCCAAATACGATCTCGCCTTAGATGCCTGACGACAACAGTGAGCTTTACGCGGCGATTTCGGACGATCTGCGCGATCGCCAGATATGGGAGAGACGCCAGATTCTCTGGATGCGGATGCGCGGGCATGGCGTCCATCGGCCAAATAAACCATGGCCCGGTGCAGCCAGTATGCACGTGCCGGTCGCAGATACCATCATCGGTAAACTTCGGCCTTACTATGTCGTCTGGGTGTTTGGTCCGGAGCTCTTAGCGAGCTTCTACTCGCTCGACGATCAGGGCGATAGCTACACTGATTCGGTTGCTCAGTGGTTCGATTATCAGGTGCGCGAGAGCTCGAATTTTACCACCGAAGCCATTTGCGCAATCGATTCCTGTTTGCAGAACGGGATGGGGGTTCTCAAAACGTACTGGGACGATGACAAGCAGAACGTCGCTTTTACCAGTGTACATCCCTATTTCATCATTGTTCCACCGTGGAGCACATTCGATTTGCAAGAGGCTGACCGGGTCGTTCACGTGATGCATTACAGCCGGGAAGAGTATGAGCGCCAAGCTGAGACGAAGGGCTTTAATGCCGACGAATCCTATATCGACAGTATCGTTGGCGAAGGCAAGCCGGATCGCAGGTATGAGCAACAACGCTATGTGGCTGAAGGCATCAGTTATAGCCGGCTCAAAGATCTGATTATTTTATGGGAAGTCTATCTGCGTGAAAGTGACGGCCAGATAACCGTCAAAACTTTTGCTCCGGGCCAACCGGACGAACCTGCTCGAGCCGATTTTAAGTTGCCTTACCAGCACAAGCAGATTCCGCTGGTTTCTATGCCATACGAGCTAACCGATGGCGGCTGGTTCTCGAGCCGCGGCGTGTGCGAACTGGTGCAGATGTTCGAGGCTAGCTCCTGCAAAATGTGGAATGAGAAGCTGGACTTCATGTCTATCGCGAACCGGCCGGTGCTCTCGACACAAGGCGGCTCGATCAATGCGCAAAACATCCGCTGGGAGCCAGGGGCGGTCTATGATTCGGTGCTCCAGCTGGTTCAGCAGCCAGAGCCGCCGATCAGTTTTGATCAGGAGATCGCCAGTACTCGCTCGATGGCGGAACAAAGGGTCGGGATTCCGGATTTTGGAGTCTCGACGCCCAGCCAGCCTGAGGCTAGCGGCACGGCTCCAAAAACAGCCACCGAAACCAACGTCATCACCAACGTGATGCAACAGTCCAACGATTTGCGGGCCCGCATCCTCAAAGGCGCATTATCAAAAGTTTTCGAACAGAGCTGGGGCTTACTCAAACAGTACAAGACCAGCAGCCTGGATTACTTCTGGCGCAATGAGCGTTTGACCCTCAAGGATTCGGCTTTCGACAATAAGTATGTACTCAAGCCGAACGGCTCGGTTGATGGGTACAGCAGAGAAAAAGAGATTCAGAAGTTGATGCAGTTGCGGCAGCTGGGGCAAGGCTCACCCTGGATTATACTCCCGGAGGTTGATCGCAAAATCATTGAAC